GTCGATTTGTGCTTTTAGTGAAGCACCCACTTTGTGTGGAAGTATTTCGATACATTTTCTCAATCAATTCTCGAAACTGAAAAATATTTGCAGTGTCAGAAGAGGCTGCAGACAATTATCTATTCGTGAAGCGATTAAGCTTCAGTTAGTAATCAGATGTTCGCAGTGTCAAGAGAGGCTGCGAGCGATCAATGAAAACTTTAGTGGAGAAATTTTCTTCCTTGCACATTTGCTAGATGTGCATTGTATTTTTATAGCAAGTTTGGATTGTCCTATCACTATCAAGACAAGACCAGCTACCCCCCCATTTAAATGATGGTTACAATCATCGAGAGAGGCCTGCCTCGCATTCCCTGACAGATACACTTGAATAAGGTCAACGAACCTAAATCAAGCTCTACTGTTATATAGCGAGACATAAACCGACCCGTAAAACGGTTAGTCACCAGACTACTCCGGGCTACAGAAGCCCAATTATGAATCTATGTTGTACACTTTTTAGTACCCGTCCGTGAAAAGACGAGAGAAACATTGTTATAGACGATATAGTGAGTTGTGGATTTTCTCAGAAATCCTCTTTGCGTTAAAGATAGACGCCCTCTAAGAAGCTTAGGCTTTTCAGTAATTTACGAGGGAGCATATGGTATAATTCCGACGAACTGGACATTACCGCTCCGCCTAGTTAGGCTGAGAAGATATAGTTATTATGGCACTTGGTGAAATTGAGCTAGTTGCTGATCACCAAGAAAAGTCGTTCTACGTCCTGACAATTGCTAAGGACGCGAAAGAGACGCATGAGCATGGCAACCTACACATGTTTACAAAACTACAGAACAAGATCCAGAAGCTGCGAAATAAGTTCCGACCAACGCAGGTCGATGCCGTGACATACCTAGATGGTTGTTACGATGAGTTAGACACACGCGTAACCCGTGTGCATGTTGTGTACCCTGGTGTTTCATCCCTAGTGTTGAACGCTATTTTCACGACAGATGTGTATGATGCCGTCAAGTACATGCTCTTCACCCACTATCAGGGTGAGACAATTGAGCAGATACTATCGATTGCAAAGCGCGTGCATGTTTATGCACGCGGACACTTGCTCCGTAGGACTCAGTTACCGCTGAGCCTCTATGGAGTGGGTCCTGATGAGATCCTCACTGTGAGGGTTTATGGACTCGTTGGAGGAAGTGACGAACCGTCCTCTGACTATATGGTCCCAGAGAAGGTTTTGCTACCCACCTACGCTCACGTTGCTGAGTGTGAACGGGAGGTTCTGAGGGTGTTAGTACCCCAGTCAGAAGATGACAGTGCGACCGGTGCTTACATGCGCGGATGCGCGGTGTTTTCGAAGGCAGCACAGAAGTTCTTCGAAGGATTAGCAAAGACGTGCGGTGATGACTACATTCCTTGCTTATTGGAGGATATCATGTTCCTGTATTCGGGCGTGCTCCGTGCTTCTGACTTGGGGGAGATCCTCCGTGAAGTCGCGATCTTTGTGAAGTTGCGCAATCCAGGACTACTGTTTCGAAAGGAGAATGCAG